ATTATATGCTGTTTTGACCTGTGTGCACATTCGTCAAGCATTTAATTGTAACAAATTGTAACAGACTGTTGTATTTATACCACAAGCGGCTCAGACTGATTTAAACGGCCTACAAGGCCTGATCGACCCCTGCCCTACCCTACCCCTTAGAAATAGTTGTCCACACTGCTAGTAATACTTGTCCACAAATCCAACTCTTATATAAGACTAATAACCTGTGGATAACTTTGGCATGATAGTTGCTAAACTGTGGATAACTTTATCGCCTGTGGATAACGTGTGGATAGTTACTAGATAGTATGCTTTGTGACTGGATAGTATGCTTTGTAGGCTCCTACATCGCCTCACATACTCAGTGCCTATGAAGTGACTAACCAGTATACAATGTAGACCTTTAGACTATATAATGACTACACAGTCAGTAACTGTACAGTATACAATGTGACTGCTCAGACTATACAATGACTAGACTGTTCAGTCACTTACTAGACTGTTCAGTCATGGGGGGGAGGGGTGTTGCGATAGAGTTTATCTTTGCAGGAGCCTCTGGAGCACACAAAAGGGAATAATTAGGGACAGATTAGTGCTTAAAAAATAGGCAATGGTAAGACTGCTAAGTGCTTGTCAGGATTAGACTTAACATAATTTACTTGCTGAGTGTCTAGGGCTGGAAAGCGTACACCCTGAAAGGGGAACTTTAAAGGAACATAGATGTATACGTAGGTACTACTTTATAGACAACATAAAAATAAATTAAAAAAAGATGCAAAAAAGACTTGACATGAAGTAAAATACGTGCTAAGATATATGTATCTGTTAAAGAGATTGAAGCAGATCAGGAACTCAAGATAAAGACTCTAAAGTGTCAAGGATGACTGGCCCACTTCCAAGACACCAAGGACAGGATCACGTACACCTGTAAGGGAACTTAGATAAGTAATTACTTTAAGTATATATTTATCTTAGATTCCTGTACGTTAAAGAAATTTGATAGACTATACAGTCTACACAGTCTCCCAGTATGAAAGGATAAAGACTATGACTCCCTCCATTGACAATGTACAAAGCTATGTACCTAAAGATGTGTCTGTCTTTAGTTATGCAGCTCCTTATGGAAGAACTCCAGATCCTTCTAAAAAGTATCAGGACAGGAAAGCTGCTCAGAAGGCTTCCTATCTGAAGAAGAAGGCTATTCAGGAGGCTACGAACAAAGGACATAAACTTTGTACAGCTTGTAATAAGGAGAAGTCTTTGTCTGACTTTAACGTAGATAAGAAAACATTTACTGGATACTCTGCTTGGTGTAAGTCTTGTAAAAAGGACTATAACAAGAAGTATCTAAAAGGGTATGGTAATGACCAAACCAACAGGGAATAAACGAGGCAGACCTGCAAACTCAGATATAGCTGAGATTAAAGAGAGTAGGTCTGTAGGTCGTCCAAAGGGTGAAGCAGCAATTATCAATGAGTACAAGCTGAGGATGCTCAATAGTCCTAAGTCAGCTAAGGTACTTGAAGCTATCTTTGATGCTGCCTTAAACGATGACCATAAAAATCAGGCAGCGGCTTGGAAACTTATTGTGGATCGAATTGCACCTGTGTCTGCCTTTGAAGCTACTAAAGCAGGCGGTGGTACACCTCAGATTAGTATCAACATCACGGGTCTTAATCAAGCCACTGTTAGCAGTAGCAGTGATGATAATGAGGACATAATTGATGTCTGAACTTAACTTTGCACTACTCAAGTGGCAGCAAGAAGTCTTCAAGGACACTACCCGCTTCAAAGTCGTAGCTGCTGGTCGTCGTTGTGGTAAGTCTAGGTTGTCTGCTGTTACCCTCCTGATTGAGGCTTTAAACTGTCCGGAAGGCTCTAGCGTCATGTACGTAGCCCCTACCCTTGGACAGGCCCGTAGCATTATCTGGGACTTGTTACACGACCTTGGCAGGCCTGTTATCAAGTCTAGCCACGTTAACAACCTTGAGATTACTCTTATCAACGGGAGGAAGATCCTTGTACGAGGTGCTGATAACCCTGACAGTCTTCGTGGTGTCTCTCTTGTTTATCTTGTCTTGGACGAATGTGCTTTCATTAAGCAGGACGTTTGGGAGAAAATCTTACGTGCTGCTTTGTCGGACAAGAAAGGCCGTGCTCTATTCATTTCTACCCCTTCAGGTCGTAATTGGTTTTACGATACTTTTAAGCTTGGACAAAGTGGTGAAGATGACGAATGGAAGAGTTGGCACAAGACTACAGCGGACAATGAGACGATTGATCCGAAAGAGATTGAGGCTGCTAAGAGGTCTTTAAGTTCCTTCGCTTTCAAACAGGAATACTTGTCTAGCTTCGATACCTCTGGCTCTGATGTGTTCAAGCCTGAGTGGATCAAGGATGGTCCTCTACCTAAGGATGGCTCTTACGTCATTGCTATCGACTTAGCGGGCTTTGAGAACATCTCAGATGGTTCACAGAACAAGAAGAGACTAGACGAGACAGCTATGGCTGTGGTCAAGATAGGTAACGATAACAAGTGGTATGTCGATAAGATTGAGCATGGCAGGTGGGACATCAAAGAAACCTGCATGAGGATCTTAAAGAACATCAAAGAGTATCGACCTATACAGATTGGTATTGAGCGTGGTACAGCCATGAATGCTGTGATGGGTGTCTTACAGGACATGATGCGTCAATACAATACCTTTGCACACATACAGACACTTACGCACGGTAACAAGAAGAAGACTGAGCGTGTTGTCTGGGCTTTGCAAGGTAGGTTTGAACATGGTCATATTATCCTTAACGAGGATGAAGACTTTGAAGAGTTCAAGGATCAACTGATTATGTTCCCCACCAAAGGGGTGCATGATGACTTGGTTGATGCTTTAGCTTATGTAGAACAACTAGCTATCTCAGCATTCCTTCCTGACTATGAGGAAGATGAATATGAGGTGTTCGATGACATATCGGGGTACTAAATGAAACAAGGTTTATACGCAAACATTCACGCCAAGCGTAAGCGCATTGCCGAAGGCTCTGGTGAGAAGATGAAAAAGCCCGGATCTAAGGGTGCTCCTACGGCAGAGGACTTTGAGGAGTCTGAGAAGACTGCTAAGAAGAAACCTAAGAAGAAGGCCAAATAATATGGCAACTACAAAGAAGAAAGATCCTCGACTTGAGAAGGCTGGTGTAGACGGTTTTAACAAACCTAAACGTACTCCCGGTCATCCTACCAAAAGCCATGTAGTTGTGGCTAAGGATGGAGATCAAGTCAAGACTATTCGTTTCGGTCAGCAAGGTGTTTCTGGTTCTCCTGCGGATGACGATGAGACAGAAGCTGAACGTAAGCGCCGAGAAAGTTTTAAAGCCCGTCACGCCAAGAATATCGCTAAAGGCAAGATGTCTGCTGCGTATTGGGCTGACAAAGTTAAATGGTGAACCATGTCTGATGAAAACGAAATTGAAGGTCAGTTCTACGAGCCTACGGAAAATGACTTAGAGTTATCTGCGTGGATCGTATCGCACACTGATCGCTGGCGCGACTACCGTGACCAGAACTACTTAGATAAGTGGCTGGAGTATGAGCGTATCTTCCGTGGTCAATGGGCTGCTGAAGACCGTACCCGTGACTCCGAGCGCAGCAGGATTATCTCCCCTGCCACTCAGCAAGCCATTGAGACTCGTCATGCTGAGATCATGGAAGCTATCTTCGGTCAAGGCGAATGGTTTGACATTGAAGACGACATCCGCGATGTAAACGGTACTCCCTTGGACGTTGAGGCTATCAAAGCCCAACTGATGGAGGACTTTAACCGTGACAAGATTAAGAAGGCTGTTGACCAGATTGAGTTGATGGCTGAGATCTACGGTACAGGTGTAGGTGAAATCATCGTCAAGATGGAGAAGGAATACGCTCCAGCTACACAGGCTATCCCCGGTGAAATGGGTGTTGCAGCTATCGGTGTAGAGGAGAAGGAACGTGTCTCTGTCAAGTTAGTGCCTGTTAACCCTAAGAACTTCCTGATTGATCCTAACGCTACATCCTTGGATGATTCGATGGGATGCGCTATTGAGAAGTTTGTGTCTGTTCACAAGATTGTGGAAGGCATGGAGAAGGGTATCTACCGTAAGATTGATTTAGGTACTGATGCTCCTGATGATGACATCGAACCTACAGAAGAGATTGTAACATTCCAAGATGACCGTGTACGTCTGTTGACCTACTACGGTTTGGTTCCTAAGGAATACTTGGAAGAGATGGAAGACGAAGAGAGCGTTGACCTCTTCCCTGAAGACTCTTTAGCCGATGAGTATGACGAACTGGTGGAAGCCATTATCGTAATTGCCAACGGTAGCAAGATCCTCAAAGCTGAAGCGAATCCTTATATGATGAAGGATCGCCCTGTGATGGCTTACCAAGACGATACCGTTCCCGGTCGTTTCTGGGGTCGTGGTACGGCTGAGAAGGCCTACAATATGCAGAAGGCTATTGATGGTCAGCTCCGTGCTCACATGGACTCTGTTGCTTTGACAACAGCTCCTATGATCGCTATGGATGCTACTCGCTTGCCTCGTGGTGCTAAGTTCGAGATTCGTCCCGGTAAAGCATTCCTGACTAACGGTGATCCTAACCAGATCATGATGCCGTTTAAGTTTGGTGCTACAGATCAGACAAACATCCAGACAGCTCAGAACTTTGAGCGTTTACTGTTGCAAGCTACAGGTACTGTGGATTCGGCTGGTATGCCTTCCAATGTTCCCCGTGATGCTGGCGCAGGTGGCATGTCGATGGCTATGGCAGGCATCATCAAGAAGTACAAGCGTACCTTGACGAACTTCCAAGAAGATTTCCTGATCCCGTTCATCAACAAAGCTGCATGGCGTTATATGCAGTTTGATCCCGAGCGTTACCCTGCTGTAGATGTGACTTTCATGCCTACCGCTACTTTGGGTATTTTAGCTCGTGAGTTTGAACAACAACAATTTATTGCTCTGTTACAGACTTTAGGGCCGGACACTCCTGTGCTTCCGTTGATCCTGAAGGGCATCTTGCAGAACAGTTCTCTGACTAACCGTCAAGAATTGATTGCAACTCTGGAGCAAATGAGTCAACCAAGCCCTGAACAACAGCAGATGCAACAGCAACAACAAGCTATGCAGATGGCTGCTGCTGAGGCTACCATCCGAGAGACACAAGCTAAGGCTCAAAAGGCTCAGGCAGAGGCTCAAAAGGCTATGGTGGAGGCTCAATTAGCTCCTCAAGAGGCTCAAGCAAAGGTTATTGCTGCTTTATCTAACAACTTGAATGAGAACAATGAGACTGCTGACTTTGAACGTAGGGTCAAATTAGCTGAATTGATGCTCAAAGAGAAGGATATTGACAGCAATGAGCGTATTGCTTTAGCTCAGATGCAGACTAAACAGGCTGAGAACTCAACATTTCAAGATTTAATGAAGGATACAGCTAATGGCTGATACTAATTTACTTGTTCTTGCCCGTGAATACAAGAAACTGAGGGAAGAAGTCAAAAAAGTCCTCTCTATGCCTAAAGGTGACAAAGGTGACCAAGGCGAGAAGGGCGAAAAAGGCGATACAGGCGACACTGGCCCCCAAGGTTTTCCGGGTAGGGACGGTAAAGATGGTATCAATGGCTATGATGGCAAAGAAGGCCGTGATGGTGTCGATGGTAAGGACGGAAAAGACGGTTTAGACGGTGTAGGTGTTGCTAATGCCTACATCGACTTCGATAATTCCCTCGTTATTGTCCTCACTGACGGTCGTGAAGTCAATGCTGGCTTCTTAAGTCAAGAAACTAAAGACAACGTGGTGGCTACCTTCAAGCAAGGTGCTGCCACGATCAATGAATTACTGCCTACACAAGCAGGTAATGCCAACAAGTTCCTCAAGACTGACGGTACTGACGTTTCGTGGGACACCTTAGACGGCTCTGACATCAACCTGTCCAGCCCTCCAGTTATCGGCAACGTCACTCCCAATGCGGGTACGTTCACTACGCTGAGCACGGGTGCGTTGACTGCTACGGGGCAGACATCTTTGGGTGGCGCTGCTGGTGCTGAGAGCTTGAGGGTCTTAACTCCAACAGCCGCTGGAAACTACCTACAAATAAACACTTCCAGTGGTGGTGACGTTATTACCAGAAATGAAGGCTCTGGAGCAAACATCACAACTTTCTACACCACGAAAGGCACAGGACCTCATAGGTTTGGCACATCGGGCAACATTACAAACGAACAACTCCGAGTCTCCCACACAGCCTCTGCTGTGAACTTCGTACAGGTGACGGGGGCGGCTACTGGTTCAGGGCCAATCATTTCTACGCAGGGCTCTGACACCAACGTAGGCCTTGCTTTTAGAAGCAAAGGTTCTGGATTTATCTCCTTTGGTCAAGACAGCACAAACCAGTTTGAAATCATTAGAACAGCGTCTGCTGTAAACAGGCTGCGTGTTACTGGCTCAACAGCAGGCAATGCGCCAATCATGGCCTCGGAAGGCTCCGACACAAATATCGACCTTGCTCTGACACCCAAAGGAACAGGCTTGGTTCGCTTCGGTACTCGCACAGCCTCCGCTGACGCAGCCATCACAGGCTACATCGAAATTCGTGACGCAGGAGGCACTATCCGCCGCCTTGCAGTTATCGGTTAATCAACATTCAACACAAAGGAGAACCATATGGCCCTCATTAAATCAGTCGATACAGACTTCGGCATACCCGCCACATACTGGAACATTGGCGCTGTTCAAGAAGACTTCAAAGGCAAAGGCACTGAAGTGACCTTCTACGGCTACGCAAGCAAGGAAGCCCGTGAAGCTGGCAAGCAACCCCTGTCCGCTGGCAAGGTGCAGATCGCTGGTGACGAGTACGTTGCAGGCGCTGACCGTGCTGCTCTGTACGCCATCATCAAGCAAAAGCCTGAGTTTGAAGGCGCTGAAGATGCGTAACGCTTCGCTCAAATAAGACACACTAAAGAAAGGACTCCAATGGAACAATCCTTAAGTCAAGAGTTACAAACATATTATGAGGAATCTTTTTCAACAATGGCTACTCAAGGGTGGACATTCTTGATGGAAGATTTAGAGAAATTAAAGCAGCAAGTTGAGAATATTCGTACTGTCGAAGATGCTCACAAACTTTATTATCGTCAAGGACAGCTTGATATTTTAGACTTGATGCTTAATCGCAAGAAGACCTGTGAAGAAGTCTTTGAACAATTACAAGGAGAGCCTTTATGAGGAGAATCTTTGAGTTTTTGTGTACAGACGCTCACTTATCTGAAGCGTATATTGATGAATCTGAACGCACCATTCAATGTAAAGAGTGCGGTAAAGATGCAGTCAGAATTGTTTCTAAGCCAATGATGAAGTTGGAAGGGGTCTCCGGAGCCTATCCAACAGCATACGATGCTTGGGAACGTAAACGTACTGAGAAACTTAAGCAAGAGCGTAGCAAGAGTTACGCTGTGCCTGAGTAATCATTACGTAACCGCAACGTAGTGAGGATATTCTCGCTTCGCTGCGAAAAGAAGTAGGGTAACTGCGAAAGTAGTTATGTATTTTATAGTCCTATAATCTCTTAGGTGAGACAGGAGAACAACATTATGGCATTTATTGAACAAGAATCGTTGACAGAAGCTGATGACATCACTGCTGATGACCAACAAAACACTAGCCAAGAGACTCGACAAGAGCAACCTCAAGAGCAAGTGCAACAAGACAGCGTATTAGACAAAGTAATTCCTGATAAATATAAAGGCAAGTCTGTAGAAGATATTGTCAAGATGCACCAAGAAGCTGAAAAGATGATTGGTAGGCAAGCACAGGAAGTACATGAGGTACGCTCTTTAGCAGACCAGCTACTGAAACGACAACTCGAAGTTGATAAGAAGCCAGAAGTCGTTGAGAATACGCCCGAAGTTGATTTCTTTGAGAATCCTCAAACGGCAGTTCAACGTGCTATTGAGAATAATCCCGCAGTATTAGAGGCTAAAGCGGCTGCGCTTGAGCTAAAGCAAATGAAGACTGCACAACAACTAGCTGCAAAGCATCCTGATTTTGGAACTATCGCCAATGACGCTGGTTTCCAAGAGTGGGTGAAGGCTAGTAAAGTGCGCTTAGGGCTTTACGCTAAGGCAGATGCCGAGTTTGACTTTGAAGCTGCTGATGAACTTCTCTCTACATACAAAGAACTCAAACAAGTACGATCTAGCGTAACTAAGACCGCTGGTGATGCACAGAAAGCACAAGCCATGAAGGCCGCTGCTGTGGATACAGGTGGTTCCGGTGAAGCTACAAAGAAAATTTATCGTCGTGCGGATTTAATCCGTCTTAAAATGACTGATCCTGACCGTTATGAATCGCTACAACCTGAAATTATGCGAGCATACACTGAAGGTCGGGTGAAGTAATCCCTTTTTAAAATTGAAATTATAGGAGTATATTATGGCTTTAGGTACAGATCACGTCACAAACACCACCGCAGCAACGTTCATTCCAGAAATTTGGAGCGACGAAATTGTTGCGGCTTACAAGAAGTCCCTCGTTATGGCCAATCTGGTCAAGAAGATGAACTTCAAAGGTAAGAAGGGTGACACCGTTCACATTCCATCGCCTGCTCGTGGCGTTGCTTCTCCCAAGTCGGCTTCTACTCAGGTTAACCTGATTGCTGCCACTGAAGGCGAAGTCGTGGTGAGCATCAACAACCACTTTGAGTACAGCCGTCTGATCGAAGACATCACAGAAGCTCAAGCTCTGTCCAGCCTGCGTCAGTTCTACACTGATGACGCTGGTCACGCTCTGGGTCGTCAAGTGGACACCAGCCTGATCCGTCTGGGTCGTGGCGCTCGTGGCGGCAACGCTGCTAACCAAGCTTACACTGGTGGTATCATCGGTTCTACTGGCGTGGCTTACACTTCTGGCTCGTCTAACGCTGCCAACATTGCTGACGCTGGTATCCGTGCCGCTATTCAGTTGTTGGACGATCAAGACGTTCCTATGGACGGTCGTTCGCTGGTTGTTCCTCCCGTTGCTCGTAACTCGATGCTGGGTATCAACCGTTTCACTGAGCAAGCCTTCAAGGGCACTGGCTCTACCTTGATGAACGGTGAGTTCGGTGACATCTACGGCGTTAAAGTGTATGTGTCTACTAACTGCGACACCGCAGCAGGTAACAGCGGCACTGACCGTGTGGCTCTGATGTTCCACCGTGACTGGGCTGTTCTGGTTGAGCAGTTGGGCATCCGTTCGCAGACTCAGTACAAGCAAGAGTGGTTGGGCACATTGTTCACCGCTGACACCTTGTACGGTGCTGCTGAACTGCGTGACTACAGCGCAGTGCCAATCGTTGTGGACGCTTCGGCGGCTTAATGATTTAAAGGTTCCCTCTGTAAAAGGAGGGTTCCTTTTTTAAGTACCCTCATAAGGGTCTTTAACAAAGGAGAGAGCACAATGCAGACAAGAAAATATGTACGCTTTCAAATGAAGCACAGCACAAGACCTCAGACTATTGCCGAGGTTTATCGTGATGTAGACATAAATAGCTTCAGATCTAATCCTGAATGGTATGAGATCATTGAAGAGCCTGTTGCTTCTATTATCGTAGAGACAACTAAACCATCCGTTAAACGTATTACTAAATCTAATAAAGGTGAACGATATGCCACTCAAGAAGGGTAAATCAGATAAGACTGTCAGCGAGAATATTTCCATTATGGTTAAAGAAGGCAAACCACAGAAGCAAGCAGTTGCTATTGCACTATCTGAGGCCGGGAGAGCTAAGCCTGAGCGTGGTGAGCGTACCAAGAAGAATAAAGACAAGAAGAAGAAAGCTAAGTAATCATGGCTTCAGCTCCTCGTCCTATAACGGTAGGTGTAAACCTATCTGCTGGAACTCCTGTTACAGTATACACAGTACCTGCTGGCTACTATGCTAAATGGGTATTGATGTACTTGTTCAACAACTCAGGTTCTACAAAAACCATCTCTGCTTATTGGAGAGATTCCAGTGCATCGGCTGACATTTATGTGTTCAACGGCTCTATCTCTAGTAAAAACTTTGTAAGGCAAGACGGTGGGGCTTATGTTGTCATGGAAGAAGGCGACACCATTGTTATGCAGGATGAGGCTGGTAGTTCATTTAGCACTATCTGCACCTTTGAGTTAATTAAGAAAGAAGGAATCTAAGATGGCATTGCCTACTTACTTAGAACTTGTTAATGATGTTTTGGTTCGCATGAGAGAGCCTGAAGTATCTACTGTCCAAGAGAACGTATTGTCCAAGCTTGTAGGTAAGTTGGTTAATGACTCTAAGCGACAAGTAGAGGATGCTTATAAGTGGAATGCTCTCATTTCAACTATCAACATCTCCACTGTAGCATCAACCTATAACTATACACTGACAGGCACAGGACAACGATTCAAGATTGTTGGTGCTCGTAACTCTACTCAGAAGCTTGAACTCAGGAACATCCCTGTAAGTACAATGGATGAGTGGTTAGAATATTCTGCTCAGAATGCTGCTCCGGGCTTCTACGCATTTAACGGTGTCAATACTACAACAGGTGACGCTAAGTTGGATGTCTATCCTATCCCTGATGCTGTATACTCCTTGAAGTTTGAGACATACATCCCACAAGATAACTTAGTCAATGATGGTACTGTTCTTCAAGTTCCTTCAGAGCCTGTCATCTTAGGTGCTTTTGCTCGTGCCTTGGTTGAGCGTGGTGAAGACGGTGGATTGAATAGTTCTGAGGCATACGGCTTATATCGTTCCTCTTTGGCAGACCACATCGCTATTGAAGCTTCTAGATTTGCAGAGGATGATGGTTGGGAGGCTGTCTAAGATGGCTCAACAAATCCAAACATTTAGTATCACTGCTCCGGGCTTCTTCGGATTGAACACTCAGGACTCGTCACTGGACTTAGCCTCTGGCTTTGCTCTTGTGGCGAATAACTGTGTGATTGACAAATATGGTCGTGTAGGTGCTCGTAAAGGATGGCAAGCCAAGCATTCTACTTTAGAAGCTCTGGGCACTGCTGACGTTAAGATGATTGCTCAGTTGCTGACTGAAGCAGGTCTCCAGTACACAATCGCAGCAGGCAACAATAAATTATTCAGGCTTAACGGTAGCACACTGTCTGAGTTGACCTACGGTGGTGGAGGGACTGCTCCAACAATCACTAACAGTAACTGGCAAGCAACTACTCTGAACGGTATCATGTATCTCTTCCAAAGCGGACATGATCCATTAGTTTATGATCCTGCTTTGAGCACCACTCAGTATCGTAGGGTGTCTGAACACTCTGGTTACAGTGGCACTGTATTGGCAGGCGATTGTGCTTTATCAGCCTTTGGTCGAGTCTGGGTTGCTAACTCAACTACAAACAAAGATACAGTTTACTTCTCTGACTTATTGTCTGGTATGAAGTGGTCAGGTGGTACATCAGGTTTCTTAGATGTTACCCAATACTGGCCTAACGGAGCAGATAACATTACTGCTATCT